ATTCTGCAGTGACGCCAGTATAAGTTTGACTTGGCGCAAATGATGTTCCAGCACCAATAATAGAAATTCTAGAAAGACCAGAATAATTAATCGCAGTAGATCTTTCAATATTATTCAGCTGAATAGTATGATACTTCTTAGTTTCTACATCATACCTTTGAGTAGCGATACTTGAGTTTGGTTCGACAGTAACGATGACATCATCACCAACCGCAAGACCGTGGAATTTATCTTTAGTTTTCAGTACCGCAATATTATCTTCGATGTCAAGAAGTTTAAAATCTTTAGAAAGAGATCTAATATTGACAATAGTTGCAGAAACAGCACCAATGTTGACTCCGTTACCAATAGCAAAATATCCAATGTTGGTATAACTACTTCTTGGAATTGTGATGGTTGTAACGCCATCTTCGTCTAGTGTTGTGTTCTCGTCAGGGTTTGCAAGCTGCAATTCGACAATAACTGTATTTTTGTCAAAAACGTTTCTTAAAACCTTACCAACAGCAACTTCGTGAGCAACACCAGCAGACTGCACTTGTAAAACCACTTCGCTGCCAATATCAGCGATAATAGTGTTGTCAAATGTCAGATTGTAAATTTCGGTTGTGGAACTAATAGTATCGGTTAAATTGAAAGTTCCTGTAACATCTTTTACAACAAAACGATCATTTTCTTCAATTTGACCAATTACCTTAGCAGAAGCTCCAGTATTGTTCTGAGTAATCACAGTTTCGTGATTTAGGAACAATATGTTGTTTGTAATCAGATAATTGTTCTTTGGATTATTGCAAGACAGTTGTTCAACTTCTTGTCCTTGAATTTCATTGACAGCAGCAAATAAACCATCTCCACTGTCATTTGCTGCATTATCAACGAAAATAACATCTTCGTTGGTAAAGTTCTGAGAAGAACTATGTACTTCGATATTTGTAACAGGACCATAGTTGACACCACTGACTCTCGATGTCAGAAGCTCACCAGACTCCTCACTAGCGTTCACACGCCGTCTACGGACGTTATAAGGTAGATCACGTTGTCTGGCACTTAATTTCCAGTTCTCTTCGACAGGGACGTTATAAAATGCCTCTCCGATTGAATATGGGAACGATGGACCCTCGTTCTCATCGGTAGTCATAAAATATGCATACACACCATCGGGAAATTCAGGTGTGGTGCAGAAACGACCGTTATTAGCGTCTAGATCTCCCAAACGTTCGATATACTCGTAATCGTTAACAAAACGACCCAAAGAATAAGTAGTTTCGCTAGGAGAGTCATTTCCCCGAGTTGTTTTTATTCTCCAGGAAGATTGGAGACGTTTGATAGTTGGACTAGCAGCTTGAACGTCTTGATATGGATTATCGTAACCAAATGATCCATAAATCGGATTTCCGTCATATGCCCATCTCAAAATCGGAGAATGTGACTTGATTGTCAAAGGGTTGCCTTGACTATCGACGTTATCGACTCTCAGGATCTTCAGAGAGGTGGGTGCAATGATATGACTGTACGCATACCCATAATTGATGTCAGGACTCTCATAAACGATACCAGAGGTGTTTCCGTTGTCTACAGTTTCCTCAAAGTACGTATTAAATTTCCATTGCGTCAGTTCTGCCTCTGCAGCTGCAATTTGGTGCTTAGGAGCAAGGGTAACAGTAGTTGTATCTTCTTGATAATCAAAACCGCCAGACAATTGTGTAAATCCAGTAATCTGACCAGTACTAGTATCAATTTGGCAAGTAAACAAAGCACCTTTGCCTTTACCGCTAGCATCGTAGATAAAAACGTTGGGAGGTTCAGTATAGTCTTGACCAGCATCAATAATCTGAGCTTGAGAGTTAATTGACAGACTAATAGTAGCAATCTGTCCTTGCTGGATCAAAACCGTGAATTGTCCGCCACTACCAGAGCTTAATTCAACTGTAGGAGGAGATGAATATCCAGATCCATTATTTGTGAGTACAATATTGGTAACTTCGCCTAAACCATTCAATTCAGCATAAGCTTCAGCATTTCCTGCAATATTAACAGTAGGAGGAGTTGTATATCCTCTACCACTATCTGTAAGTACAATTTTATCTACAGCACCGAATTCGATACCGTTTGGAGACCTATGATTGAGTAGAGGGACACCATTGACAAGAACACCGACTTCTCTGTTGGTAGAATACTGCTTAACAGATGCATCAATTGGTGTTCTGGGAATAATCTTAAGATGTTCTTGATCTTGAGGAACACTAGTGTTATCAAAAGGTCCAATTGAATAAGATGGGAATCCAGATGATGCAATATAGTAATTTTTGGTATCTCTGTAAATTGCAGAGACATCAGAAAGCAATTTGTTCTTAATTTCGGTTGATCCAATATTGCTAGGATCAAATGCAGCTAATTTGCTAAAGTTTTCGTTAACAACCCATTCATTAGTAAGAGGAAGGTCGTCAAAGAATCCAGAAGACGAAAACTCGACCATATTGTCGATAGCGATATATGGAATGCCACCATCTTCAACGTCAAAGGTATTTTGATCGCCTGTTTCGCCATAGATCAAGGAAGACGACTCTAATTCTAGTCCTTCGCTAGTGAGACCAGAAACAAGACCGTAAATCCTTAATTGAGTTTCTCTCGGAATCCCAAATTCGTCAGTATACCTACCAGTAAGATTATTCTTAGTAAAACAACGTACGCTTTTCTTATGGAAGTATGATCTCTTGCTTGCAACATCTTTTATAGCTGAATCTCGCTCAGCAATGATAAACTGAGTTGCAGTTTTGGTGCTATATGTAATTTCTTCTGTTCCGATAACAACTCGACCATCTCTTTCAGGAAAACCGATTGTAGAGAACACATCAATGCGATCTCCAACTCCAGCATTCTGAGAAAGAGCATTCATCAGGAATGTACGGCGAGCAATCGAGAATTTGCCCTCTTTACTTCCAGGAGAAATAGTCAGAGTGTATAATCTACTACCTTGATATGGTTCACCGACAATATTGTCGATGATTGCAAGAGCAGCTGTCAGTTCTGGGTTATATGGGTCGGGTACTTGTCTAATTTCATTACCAACAACCTCACGGATGTCACCAGAGATAACTTCGACTAGTAAAAGCTCTTTACTATTCCAACCAGACTCCGAACTCTTGAAAACATTCTCTTTCGGATAGAAAATGTCTGGTTTGACACTAAAAAGAATCTGGAAAATGAATTCCAAAGATTGTGGCGTACCTTTGACTTGATAAAAGTCCTTGATACGCTTAACGAGCAAGTTTTTGTTGCTCTGGTCTCTAAGATACTGATATGGGAAACCAGAAGTATATTGCTCTTCGTATTGTTTGATTAATCCTGCCAGCAGCAGGTTGCTTAGGTTGCTAACTTCAGCAAATTGTTTATGGACATCTGTATTACTGTCAACAAAGCTGATATCATTGTATAAATCGCCAATTGTCGTTTTTGCACTATATCCTCTAATGCAATTTTGAAACTGGGTATCGTTTTTAGTCTCATACAGGAAAATTTCCTGATCGATCATTATCAGACCGTTCTTATCAGGAAATCCGTCAGTCTTATCAACTGTAATATGAATGTTTGCTGAACCATCAGCAATTTCTTGCTCTAGGGAACAAGTTTTGACAAGAATTTCAGGAGAGAAGGTATCAACGTCAAGATACTTCTCAAAATTCTGAATAATACTAGTAGGTCCCTCTCCGATAGAGAGTGCTTCGTAGTATTTCGACAGAAAATTAGTTACGAGGGGGTAATCCTCGACAATGAAATCAGGAAGCTGATTTTCAATCAGTGCTGCGAGACTAGGACCTTGCATTTATCAGATTAATGATTCTTTCTTGATTAGGAAGACGCTACTTGTCAAATCTAAAGTTAGATATGCTTCACGGAGTGCATTGATGTCTTTATTTTTAGGAGAGACTCTAAGTTCAATCCTATCGTCATCATACGTTCCCCTGATTATATTTAACCGATTCAACATTACCTCTCCTTTGAGGTAATCAATCGTTCCTTGCTGTGCATTTAGCACAAAACGATCTTTTGTAGTTGCATCGATCTTATAAAGATAGACATTGCCGACTTGATCGTCAGCTAAGTAAACAACATCGTTTGGATAGTCAGCAAGTACAAATCCTGTACTCTGAACTGATGGATCGGTACATCCGCTCCTGACAACATTTTGATAACAGATTTCGTACTGAGCAACAGTGTTCAATACTGGAATGAAATCTTTTCTGAGCGTTACTGAAGTTTCGTTAGATGTAATAGCAGAGTTGGTGGCATCAATGATACCAACAATTCGACTATATTTAAAACGTCCGTTAAATTTCTCTAAATCAGAACTACCTTTATAGCTAGTAAGAGAATTAAGAACCTCAGCTTTAATTTGAGACTCATTGAGAGTCGTTTTAGACTGATTGTAATATACAACCGAATCTAATTCGACATATGTAATAGAAGGGTCAACGATTTCTGGTGTGACAGAAACCACGGCATACTTCTTAAGTTCTGCCGAAATTAAGTTTTTCGTATATTGCGACAGTTTAGTTGCAAAACGAGGTTTAATTACAATTTTGACTTTTCCGTATTCTGGCGGGTCAGCTTCTTCTCCACCAAAGCAAACAATGTCAGCAATCGCAGGGTAAATACTACGGATAACTGATTCGTAGTCATCTGCGGTAACTGCTCTATTTTGCGCATTGAAAACTTTTGGAGCGTTTCTTTTAATACTATCGATTGATTCAAGTTTTTCTCCTCCTGATGCAGCTGCAACAGTAGTAAGGTTTATTTGCGGTGCATAATTAATATTACCTACTGAATCTTCAATTACAGCAGAAAAGGTGAATACCTGAGCGGCATTAGCAACTTCTCCATTAGTAACGATATAAGAGACTTCAATAAAGTTATTAGTAGTAAGTTTTGTTCCTAATACACCATCTCCAAATATAATTTCATATCTTTCGTCCTCTCCTTCTTGTAAGAAGAAAACATTAGATTCTCCATTATGCCCTATAATATTAGAAGCTAATTGATATTCAGTAATATTTGTATTATCTAAAGTTTCCCTAACAGTTACTTTAATAGTGCTAGTATCAATATTTGGATTCCTTAGGATAAATCTCTGAGGAATAGCAGCATTAAATGTAAAGTTTTCAACTACGTAGTTGCCTTCTTTAATTTCAATATCATTAAAGGTTGCAACATCAAGAGAATCAACACTCGCAATATAGTCTCTTATTGTAATAAAGGAATATGAAACGCCATTAATTCTGGTGAGAAATTGTGAACCTCTAGGAAGGGTAACAATCTCAGGAACGCTAGCGTCAGCTATGTAATTAGCAGTAACGGTAACTATAGCTGTTGGTGCTACCGATGACTTGGGAACATATCCAATTTGCTTTGCCAGAGACACTACGTTGTCTCTCAGAGTGGCGGAAGGCAAGAATGCCTCATTGACTACCATATTGGCGTTAAACGCCGTGTAGTACGTATTATAGGCAAGTAAATCGATCAGAGTCGATAAGGTCGAGCCTTCAAAATCGTAATCAGTAAAATCGCTATTAGATCGCAGGTACTCTTTTAGAGCAGTTTTGACCTGATCAAAATCTAAATTTGCAACCTGAATGTAAGACATTATCGAGTTCTCTCTAAGAAGAAGTCTATTTCGCGTACCTGAACGTCAGTGTTGACACCTATGATTTCAAATGCAAGAACTACATCGAAACCATTGCGCTCGTAGTTTAAGTCAACATCAACCCGAACAAGATCGACTCTTGGTTCATACTTTCTAATGACGTACTCAATTTCCTGACTGATCAGAGAAGCTGTAGCAGCGTCGAGAGGTTCAAACAGATAATTGGCAATATCACTGCCAAGATCGGGTCTATAGAACCTCTCGCCTTTACGAGTAGAAATAATATTGTACAATGCCCTTTTCACTGCAGTTTCACCTGTAGTGTTGAGTACATCCTTAGTAACGGGATTGATACCCATCGAGATGGATAAATCCTTGAATTTAACCTCTCTTGGCATTGTAGTTTAGGGATCTAAGGTATGTATATCAGTTCTCTGACCTTTCTGTAGGAACTGATTTCTTTTCGCTAGATTTTCGCATCAATGCATCAGCCCGTTGATCGGTGATGAGCACCATACCAGATTTCTCAAACTGGTCTGAATAGTCTACAGGTGTCTTTCTCGGAATTGGCATCAATTTGTTCCTATTGGGTAAGCAGGAAAACTTTTTACGGGGTTTTATCCCGACGCTTTATTTATTGTCTGACTCTTCGGGCGTTTTCCAGAAGTAATCATCTGTATCTCCTAGTCTACCCCATCTCACACCGTTCTCAACTTGATAATACTTGGTCGAAACCTTGAAATCAGGTGTCTTGGGTGTATCTGGAGTGATTGACAAGTCATACAACCGCATTCGGTTGTTAGGATATAGAGCAAATTGACCATTGTCGAGCTCAATACAGTTGTGAGACTTATGTTCTTGCGGATTTTCGCTCACATTCGTGTTTGTAACATCACAATCAGAGTGATAGTTGTCCAAAGTGAACAAATATGAACCTTTTTGCTCCCCATAATTGCGGGTATACAAAGAAACGTCCATACTGCCAATGAATTGCTTCTCGACTACCCTCAAACCATAATCCATACAGTTCCAAAACTGCAAATTTGGCAAATCTAAGTCTGGGGTAGGTGTTTCGGGACGACTAACAAAGGCACTGATCGGAAGCTTGTCGTAAAGAGCGCCATATTCGGGTAAATATGTCTCAAAATAAAAAGCACGTCCAGGAATCGACTTAGCCGATACCCAAACGCCCTCAACAAACTCACCGTGTCCGTCAATATGGTCTCTAAGATACTCTTTTCGGACCCATACTGTACGGGAAGGTAAATTAATTACTAATTGCATCTAATTCCCACGTAGGTGGATGAAATTGGCAGTACTCATTGAAGATGATTTTCATCTCTTTATCAGTTAGTTCCGCGTTCCTTGCTGCTTTGGGTAAATTCCATTTAGCAGCCCATAACATTTCCATCGATTCGCGGGTATTAGGTCTCACTTACCTTGTCCGCGATACTGTTTTTGCTTAGCATTGCGGGAAGAAGCTGCAAGTTTTGTATTTGCAGACTTGCCTTGACGTGTTTTCTTTGGTTTTGCAGGCATATACCCGCCGATTGATCCATAAAGGGCCATAATTAATCGCAAATAATGTCAGAGTTGTCAGTTGAAGCGCGGTTGTTTTGCAATCCACCTTTACCACCAATTGTTTTGGTGATTGTTGGATCTACATTCACACCTGGAGCAGCTGCATCGATATCGAATGAAGCGTCACCTCCACCGCTACCACCTCCACTGCCGTCTGAACCGCCTGCAAGACCTGCAAGCATACCAGCGATAGTAAAGATACCAGCGGCAGCGCCGATGGCAGCAACAGCACCTAGACCAGCTCCTGCAGCGGCAGTAGCCATAGAGGTTGCTGCGCCTCCACCAGTGCATAATAGCACAGTTGGTGATCCTATGGCAACAGCTGAACCGCAGTTGATTGGATCAGAGATCCTTGCAAGAGGTAATCTAGTGGCACACATCTTTGGAGCAAGTGCTACTAGGATAGCATCCGTCTCTGCATCCAGAGTTTTTGCCGTAGGTACTGGAATTGCGGGAACATCTGTACCAGCCATTACTGTTTTGCAAACAGCTTCCACTTGTCCAGGGTGGCAAGCAGGATTTTCTCCGCAAGGTTTGCAGTGGGGAAGACGGGGTGCCTTGTCGTGCAGCGGTTGAACCTTAGTGACAAGCACTGTTGTGACTAAAGATGGACCATATGTCATCGGTGGCCAACAGATGTGCCCCGTGCAAGTGCCAGTAACTAGACCTAATGCAGCCATTTAAATCCTAGTATGTAATAATGTGTGGTCTCCACGCAGATGTTGAGCAATCGTAGTCTCTTTTCTGCCTCTTTGTATATTTAGAAGCTTTGTTGAACCATCGTTCATAGACTGTTTACCGTCATAATGCGCAATTTCTCTACTATTAGCGTAATTAAATGCCGTGCCACGGTCCTCACCAACAAAAAGACGCGCAATTGCAGTAGCTGGTACTACACTAGGAGCGGAAAATGTCAAAGATGCACCCGCTTGAGTTGTATCAGACTCGTATGTCATCAAAATCGTGCGCTCAGTATTGATAGAATACGTTCCAGCGTCCACTGCATCGGTCATTGTTATTTGATTATTGTTAATATCAATCGCTGCAATACTAATAACGCCGCCACCAGATCCTTTAACTCCTTCAACGCGCAGTCCAGGTGCAACATCCTCAATTTCTGCATTAAAAAGTATTTCGGTAACTGTAACAACAGTTGTTCCGTCAGCAGTAATATTCATTGCAACTCCAGGAATCAATCTTAAAACCTCATTGTATGACATTGCACCTCCATCTAGACTGATACGAACACCAACAAATAGTTTTTCGTAGAAGTCCATTTCAGCAAATCCAACATTTTGGATAAAACGACTATTAGCAGTGATATCTCCAGTACCAGTAATCTCTGGATTAGGCAGATCGATAGTTACAACTGGTTCTTGAACATAACCCTTTCCAGGATTGATTATATTAATTGATGTAACACGACCTTGAGTAACAATAGCTTCCACAGTTGGTGCTCTTCCATCTTCCAAATCAGGAGCATTGAATGAAACGTTAGGTGTATTCATATACCCAAGTCCAATATTGATTGGTCTAACTTCTTCTACACCTTTACCTTCAATATCATAATTGTTCATTTCGATATAACCATACTCAGGAAGATCCGCTGTATCAAAATCTACTACTCTTAACTCAGTTTCCTCTGTATTCATAAACTCTGACAGCTGTGCCATTAGAGTATTGTTATCAGGATTCCCCTGTGCATCAACAGCTGCTATTAAATTGTCTCTATGTGTGCTCCAATCAGACTCAATGGTCAAGTCAGTATTGAACGTCTTAGAGAATGCCCCTCCAAAAGAAGGGTTTCCAACTGTAGTAGTTGTTTCTGATTCTGGTGTTCCTGTATCTCCTGGTACATTAGGATCAGGTGGCACCGCAGGATTTGTGGTAGTCTGCGTATATGATGGTGTAGTACAAACCCAGATACCTGTTATTGTAATAGGTAAAACTCTTTCTCCTGTTCTATGGGGATCGTATCTAAAGATAGACCACTTAAGTCGCTCGGATGGTGGCGGAACACTTCTGAATCCGTGAGTATACATCTCTTGAGCTATTTCCACATAAGATACAGTGGGAACAACTGTTTTCATATCATTAAACGCAAGATCCATATAATCTTGTGCAGCGATTGCATAATCAAATGCATCACCTAGTTCGCAAAAGAATGTCTTGGACTCTTTAAACATATCGCCACTGTCATTATAATTCGGTTCCAGCTTCTTATTACCGATATCTTCCTCGTCCTCAACGCATTCAATAATCTCTTTATAATTGTTATCGATCTCTGCGCTCTTACTCAGTCCTCTAGTATCAATTTTAAATTTATCTTTATCTAAAGGTACATCACAAATGACGAAATCTTTGATAGCTTCAAAGTAACCCTCAAACCCATCTTTCAATCCCTTCTCAACACATCTATTTCTTTTATTTTTAAGTGGAAGACCCTCACCACCTATCTCCTCTCCAATTATAATTGTCTTTGTTTGAGTGCCACTTTCTCCCTTCTGAGTCCAGGTCTCGCCAGCAATCTCGATAGTACCTAATGCAGTTTGAGCAGTGTCTGGATTATCATCCCACTGCAGCTCTAGTTCAATCTCAACACGTCCTTCAGTTGCAATTGCTAGATTTAATCCACCACTTCCTCTCGCTTCTCGATTCGGGTCAAATGCAAACTTAGCTGATCCACCGTATACAGTTCTGATGAAGAAACTAGCATTAGCATCATCTCCGTCATTATCTAATAAACGAATAGCAGTTCCACTCTGATCGAGCATCTTTGGTTCGCCACCAGTAGCTACTGCAGCATAACCTGAATCTAAGTTTGCTTCTGCTAAACCTCTAAACGTAATTGGTGTAAAGACAGCATTCTCTAGTGTTGCATCAGTACCTAATAGCGCTACAGCTTTAAACACACCACTGTTAACAGAGTTTGCTCTTGTACTCTGCCTACTACACATATTCTCTTTTGTGCCCCAAGTATCTGTATGTTGATCAGACACAGCTTTCATAAAAGGTTTTAGCTCACAGTCAATAGGACTATCTTTACCATAACTTTTTGTCCATCCATCTAATTGATCGATGTATTCTGTAACGTCCTCACAAACGTCCAGGAGCACGTCGCATTTCGGTGGTAGGTACTTTGTGTACCCAACCTTCTTTGGATAGGTATAGAACCCGCTTATGGTACCAATCAGAGGTACTTGCGATGCAACAAACGTTGGTACTCCCAGAAATGATAATCCAATTGATGATTGAGCTTCAACATCATTGTATCCTGAGATGCACTCGGCGGTCGCCCCGCTGGAAGACCCTGTTACGTTATGCCCAGGAAATCCACCACTCGCTGTACCTTCCTCAAACTCAATAATATGCAAAGCATTCGATTCATTATACCTATGCCAATCCTTTACAGTAGCAGTCGCACCATTTGCTCCTGTCACTGTCTCCCCTGGTTTAAATTCTCCAGCGGGATTGCGAACAGCAACGCGCTCCGTAAAGCTATCGCATATCCATAGCGTATAGTATTGCTCGTCCCCTGTTACATTTATTTTTACGGGAGAATACTGCTGACAATTATCCTCAGTCGTCTGTGCTCCTAATGTTGTCAGATTAAAATAATACTCGAAATACTGTTCGTCCGTATTAATACCAAGACGTGGAATAGTTTCTTCGGACGAAAAGAATCCTCTACCGAGAAATCCAAACCCTCCGCCAATTGGTGATCCATATGGTGACGTGATTGTTAAACCACCCTCAGCACCATATGGACTCGATCCATATGTAAATCCAGGTCTACCTGTACCGTACGTCATAACCCTATTTCTTGCCTCAGTTCAATTGCTTGTACACGCTTCTCTAAATCCTCTAAGTACTTCCCTAACGGTTCGTGCTCAGTACGCCCTGGACGCTTAAAGAAAAACTTTGACCCTGACATAGCTCCAGGTACTTGCTTGATCTCTTCTTCAAGTTGCTTGACTCTTGCTTCAAGTTCCTTGATATAATTTCTCATCATCCTAGGATCATCTGTGATCTCAGGTGGCGTTTGGATTGACTTTGACGACTCTTGCATTTGGTTTCGTTTTTTTGATGGATAGCAGATTTCTCTCTGCGGTTTCAATTGACCTGAAATGATGTGCTAGCTCAGGGTCGGGACTCCAACTAGAATCCTCCTTCCAATATATCATACCCTTCACAAAATTACCAACGTGTGGTGCTGCTATCGTCCAATACTGTTTACGTGCCATTCCAAAAAACCTCTAAGGGCGTTTTTTACTTGGGAAAAATATTTTTTATTCCTTCAATATTTAGCTGTCGAATTCGGTTCGTTATAGATTGCCCTACACGAATTCTCTATACAAACCCCCCCTTTAATTAACAGTTAGCGGGGGGACAGTTGTTGTTACTTAGTGCTGTACCTATTTGCAATACTTAGCGTCTACCTGGCAGAACTGCTCCATTCTCGCATCCTGCATTTCAGAGACAGAGGTGATGACGTTGGTGCCGATGACGGTTCCGAATGCCAGGACAGAGAAGAGGAGGATGATTCGCATTTGGTTGCTTTGCTTTCTAGAATTCTACAGGGTCAGGGGTCAGTCCCTGTCGCTGATGTTCCACCTAGTGAATTGGCACTCCTCTACGGGTTGACCGTCTCGGAAGGCAGCACGGATCAGAGCACGGCGGCGTGATTCTTCCTTCTCTTGATCAAGGCAGCGTTGAGCGATGGAAGCGAGTCGATCGGATGATGCCAAGATGCCGTTGCCGTAGTTTTTCATTTGGTTGCTTTGCTGTTGTGAATAGTCTACCATATCTTCAGACGATGCGGCGTCCGTGGTAACGGATCTCTGATGATGTGAGCGTGGCACCGATGCGGGGATCTTTGGCGTTGCCGTTGCGCTTGCCTTCGTACTGCTTGGCAACCTTAGGCAGGAGCAGAGACAGCACGGTGTCTGAATCCATCACCCAGATCTCAGCAACACGACACCCCTCATACCTGGCATAATAGTGGCGAGCATAGCAACCAATCTTATGGTCGATCAGATATGCCTCTTGATCCTCCCAACTAGGTTGGACGCTGATGCCGTTATACGTGGCACTGATCGTCTTGCCTATGGTAGACTTGTACTCCACAGGGGTGCCGTCTGCCTCGTAGGCATCAGCGCCGCTGTAGCTGTCTGCTACCGTATGACCTAGTAGGCACGCCATATGGATTTCACGACTGCGAGCATATGACATCGGGTCGCCTGCCTTCAGTTCGTCCGCTGCTTTGTACAGGGCATCGAATGCCTCTAGGTACTGCTTCTGAGCTTCGGTGAGGGTGACGCCGTTGGTTGTGCTGTAGGTCATCGGTTGCTTTGTTTGGTTGCTTGTGCTTACAATAGTCGATCAGGGGGGAGAGTCATCCCCCTGTGTGACAGTTCAGAGTTCGGCTAGCATCTCGTCCATCTCATCCGTGTCCACATCGTCAGACAACCAGCTGATGCCATCCCCTGTGATATACTCGCCATACTCATCAATCCAACGCTTTGCCCACTTGCGATACCCTAGATTCTGGTTTGCTTTGGCGTGACGGTAGATCGTCTCATCGTTGCCGATCCATAGAGCGACGTTCCAAGTGGCGTGGTTTGCCCATCCGTTCATTTGGTTTCCTCGTTTGGTTGTTGAGTAAAGTCTACAGGGTCAGGGGTAGGAATCTAGTAGCTTTGTGGCAGTTCGCTACGTG